AACCATCAAACAAAAAGGTGATGAAATAATAAAAGAGGAAGTTATGGAATGTGCTGATGGTAAGAAAAAAGCAGATGGCCTAGGTTATTGGGACCTATTTGCTCAATTTTATTATCATAACACAACTAATATGCCTCAATATTGTCGGCACTATAGCCGACCAGGACACGCTTTCAAATCAAATGGAACAATGTGTCTTCAACCTAACGGAAAATGGGAGGTCCAATAATGATTAAGAATATAATCATACTTTCCCTTGTATTATTAGTAATATATGATGTATCAAGTGACCAGGCGCTAGGTTACGTTCAAACCACGCTTGACTTTATACAAGAATTGTTATATGATGTAAAGGAGAGTAAAAACTTATGATGAGAAAAATGAAAACAAACAAACTAAAGATACTAGGTGTACTTGCTTCGGCATTGTTATTAAATGCTTGTGCTGGTGGTACCTATAAGATAAAGTCTGAAAACGGTAAGACAATGAATCAAGTGCCAAAATGGTATATGTCAGATTATTCTGAAAGAAAAGCCTGTGATACTGATTTAATTGGTAAAGAAAAAGACAGAGAATGTTTATTCGGTGTCGCAACTTCCGTATCACCAGACTTACAACTTGCTATTGAGAAAGCAAAGATGTATGCTAAATCAGAGATTGCTGATATTGTAGCAGGTGAAATGAACAAACAAAGCAAACAGTTTATTACTGAATTAGGTAAAACTAATACCAAGACAACTGTTTCAGAGGTCGAATCAACATTGGTGAATGTTATCAAAAACACACCTGTGAGAGGATATGAAATCTGGAAACAAGATGTAACCTTAACAAAAAACGGTTATTACAGAGCTTGGATTGGTATGAGATTACCACTTGGTGAATACAATAAGATGTATAACTACACCATTGAACAGGCTGTTGACGCTCACAACATCAAGGCAAAGGCTAATATTGCATTTGAACAGGTGTTAGAAACTAGTAAAAAAAATGACAATAACAATATACAGTAAAAATAATTGTACATTTTGTACAAAGGCAAAGGCCTTGTTAAAAGGCCTTGGTCTGGAATATGAAGAGAAGTCTCTTGAAAAAGACTTTGATTCGGATCCTGTTAAGATGATTGAGGACATTGGTAAACAAGTTAGAACAATGCCTCAAATCAAAATAGACGGCAAATTAATTGGTGGTTATAATCAATTAGTGGAACACTTTGAAGATAAAAAACAAGTAAATTTCAAGGGAGAAATAATTGAGTAATGACAATATTGTATTCTTTCCAGAGGCAAAGATTAAAAGAAAAGTCGAAGAAGATAAACAAAACACCGAGTTTGCTAAGGAATTAAAAAAGAAACAAACTAGAGACTATGTTGAGGCTCTAGTAGATGAAATAGGATTTGATTTGTTAAAAAGATTTGTTGACGCTGGTGTAAAAACTAAAGAAGTCAACTTTACAAAAGACCTTGCAATACTTATTGATACTGCTAGAGGTCTATTGTATAGAGATTTTGATATGGCACATCCAGCTCAATTGTTGAGCGAGAAGATGGTAGACCTAAAGATTAACAAAGATGGTAATTTTAGAACTGCTAAGATTACTTACGATATGTTTTTAAGTAAACCTGGAAGACCAATTACAGGATTATCTAAAGACCTAAAAAAAGAGTTAGATTATTTGAGGCAAGGTGGTGATATGTTTGAATCAGACTTTGATTTAGATGATGATTAAAGAATTCGGGAGGACACACAACATATGTTCGCTGTGTACTCTGAATGGTGTAGTGACCTTAACACAATGATAGGAGAACAATTATGTTTGACTTAATAACAAATATCTTTAAAGGAGATAAAACTATGGCTAATAAAAAGCTAACTAAAACTGAAAAGATTAGAAATCTTTTTTCAAAAGGTTCAGATGTTTCTTGGAAACAATTAAGAAACACTTACGACCTTAAATCACCAGCTGCAATGGTTGGTAAATTAAGAAACGAAGGAATGATGATTTATGAAAATAGGTCTTCAAAAGGCGTTTCATACAGAGTAGGAACACCATCAAAAGCTGTTATCGCAGCTGGTATTACTGCTGTATTCGGTAAGCAAGTCGCTTACTCAGCATAAATTTGAGGAAGGGCGGCTTTCGGGTCGCCCTTTCCAATTAACTAACAAAAAGGTTTTTATGTCAAGTGTTGATGATAGAGATAATGATAAAAGTTTTGAGAATGAACAATCTACGGTTACAATACCATTAAGAGAATACGATAAATTAAAAGAACAAACAAATTATATTACAGACCCTAGTCTTATATCAGTTATAGACAAATTAGAGGAACTTGTAAGAGCATTGAGAAAACACATTGTCAGAAAGTATTAAACTAGAGAAGATTGATAGAACGATTATGGCAATAGGTGTAAATAACAAAAATAGTAAGATGACTCGTAAGGTTGATACCTATGAGTATGAGACATTAGCTGAATGTATTAGAAGTGACCAAGTACCAGCGAGTGAATTAGCAGAAATCTTTACAGATAAGACCTACTACAATTGGTACAAAAAGAAGTACCTAAATAAGTATAAATAATAGAAGAAACCGAATTGGAGATAATTATGGCACAAGACGATAGAAACATTATGGAACATCAACAGAGATTAGGTATTATGCCTAAACAAAATATGCAGAGTGGCCAAGGCGCCAACGCAAATCAAGAACCGTTGATTTCAGAAATTTTAACAAAAGTAAATAACGCTAAAGACAAAACAAAGAAGATTGCTGTTTTAAGAGAACACAATACTCCTGCTTTAAGAATGATTCTTAAAGGTGCATTTGACCCTAATATCAAATGGCAACTACCAACTGGTACACCACCTTACATTGCTAATGAAGCACCATTAGGTACTGAACATACAATGTTGAATATAGAATCAAAAAAACTATGGCATTTTGTTGAAGGCGCTGACCCAGCAACTACAAAAACTCAAAAAGAAACTATGTTTATTCAAGTATTAGAAGGCTTGCATAAGAGTGACGCAGAGGTCTTATTAAGTATGAAAGATAAGAAACTGAACAAGAAATATAAGGGTTTAAGCGAATCAGTAGTCAAAGAAGCGTTTGGTTGGAACGACCAATTCTATAAACCAGAACAAAAATAGAACATATTTCTATAAAATCTGTAAAAAGAGAAGATTTTTCTCTAAAATCTATAAAAATAGTGCTTTTTTCTATAAAAAGTGCTTGCCTTTAGTGTGTCGGTGGTGTATAGTGTACCTATAAATAACTAATAGGAGTTTATATTATGAAAACATTGATAGTATTTTTAACGATATTATGGTTTGGTTTAAATGCCTTACATAATTCAGTTAAAGCAGATGAGTATGACACAGCAGTAGTAGGTCACGTTATACAAACTACGGTTCAAGGTGGCAAAGTTGATATCTCTGTACTAGAAGCAGAAATACAAAAGTTGGCTTATAACTTTGCAACAGAAATGACCTTTGTTATACAAAAGAACTTACCAAATATCTTGGAAAGTTTAGCTGCAAATATGAGGCAAAATGCCGACAAGGCATACAAGTGCAAATTACTTGAAGGAGGCTCCTATGAATGTAAAGACTAATTTATGCCAAGACTCACAAGTAAAAAACTTAAAGTTAAAAAATTTATCAAAAGAGGTTTAAATGCCTCTGGCGATAGACAATATAGAACTACATACAAAGCAATCAAACAGTATTTTAAGTATATCAACGAGGGAATGTTTGACGGTTTATTATCACCGTTTAACGAAGTTGAAATCAAAAATTTGGCTAGACAAAAATGTGTCGGTCAAGTTATTACGTGGGAGTGGAAGAGAAAAGGTACTAGAAGATACCATCTTGAAATGTTACCAAAGTATCCAAGCTTTCAATACTTCCTTGATACGTTGTGCCACGAAATGGTGCACCTATATCAAATGCAGAATTTGGGAGACACAGGAAATCATAATGCATTATTCTGGTCTTTTGAAAAACGAGCAAAGACCCTTGGTCTTGGCTTATAATATAACCAACAAGTGAGAGAGAAATATATAATGAGAAAAACTAAAGAACTAGACCATCACCTTAAGCACATCATCAATAACGTTGTCACAACACTAGAAAAGTTTGAAACTTCAAAAGAAAAGAAGATTACTTACTATACTGGTAATTGGTCAACAGATGTAGCCGCTAACTTCACAGAAAAACAATCTGAAAAAATCTTTAAGAAGATGAATAAGATTATGGAAAATAATCCTAATGTGATGTTTTTACAAAAACGTATGAAACCTATTTCAGTTGGTAGTTGGTCAGAATATGGCGAACAAGAGCCATATGATATTACTGGTTTTGAATACATAGCATTAAAGAGGTAGTATGGTAAAAAAAATAAAAAACGAACTTAATAAGAAATTGCCAGGAGTTTGGTTATGGACAAAAAGACTTTTTTGGTCATTGATAGTTGTAGTGGCCGTCTTTGCTACAGGAACTTTCTATCCAAATCCCATATCAACAAAATGGGCAAACGAAGATTTAAGAAAACAACACACGGCTTGGGCACAAAACCTAGGTTTGGTTTCAAAAGAAATGAAATACAAAACAAATAATGAGTTTGTAAAAGAACTTGGTTATTGTGTTGATTATCTTAACTTTACTACACCAGTTGACAAGAGAGTACCTATTCAAATGTTAGTAGGTCAAGCAGTATTAGAATCTGGTTGGGGTAAATCTAGGTTTGCTAAAGAGGCAAACAATCTATTTGGTATCAGAGTATTTAAATCAACAGCAAGACATTTACTACCAGAGGGTATGACTAAATGGCCTGGTTGGGGTGTAAGAGTGTTTGATACTAAATGTGATTCAGTAAAAGAGTATATAAGATTACTCAATGAGCATCCTGCTTACGAAGACTTTAGAGTTTTAAGAGCCAAAATGTGGGCAAAAAACCAAAAGTTAGATTCAGTTAAACTCATCAAAACTTTAAAATCATTTTCTACAACCGAAGATTATGCTAAAAGAGTTATCAATATGATGACAAAGATTGAAAAAGTACAATCAGCAAAGTAAGATAAATAATACTATGTTCGCAATACTATTAACATTTTTTAGTGCTATATCTATTTCTATAATAGCTGCCGGTTATTCTATTATGGGTTTAGCAACTATATTTGCAGGTGCATATATTCCTATCATAGCAATGGGAAGTGCATTGGAAGTAGGTAAACTTGTAGCCGCCAGTTGGTTATATAATAATTGGCATAACAGTTTAGTACCTAGAACTATAAAAGCATATCTAACGAGTGCTGTTATAGTTTTAATCTTCATTACTTCTATGGGTATTTTTGGTTTCTTATCAAAAGCACACCTTGATAGTGTTCAACCTATGGGCAACTTCTCAATACAAATTAGTTTGATTGATAAACAGATTAAACAAGAAGAGAATAACATTGGTAGAGCAGAGAATACTTTATTACAACTAGATAAATCAATTGAAGTATATCTTAAAAATGACTATGCAACAAGAGGTTTAAAAGAAAGACGTAAACAAGAAGAAGAAAGAAACTTACTCAAAGAAGAGATTAAGTCTAGTACGAAAAAGATTTCAGAATTGTATTTAGAAAAAAGTACAGTTGAATTAGACCAACAAAAGATAGAGGCAGAGGTTGGTCCGTTAAAGTATATTGCAGAATTAATATACGGTGAAAATGCAAAAGACCATTTTGATGAGGCAGTAAGATATGCCATTATGGTATTGATATTTGTATTTGACCCTTTAGCAGTATTACTATTAATAGCGGCTAACATATCATTAAGGACTTGGAAGAATGCCAGAGCAGAAAAACAAAAAATCAAAGACGAAGAAGAGAAAAGTACCAAGCGCCAAAAAGATTGGCAAAAGGAAGCTACTAATGCAAAAGCTAGAGCGAAAGACTACCGAGATAAGCAAAAAGTTTATAAAGACTTTTTTAACAAATTAGGTAAGAGAGATTTAAAGAATAGAGATTACGAAGAATTTTTTAGACAAATGGGTACTAAAGAACTTCAGGAACTTGGTCTGGATCCTGACGCAATACGAATCAAATTAGACCAAATTATGGAGTGGAATGAAACGTCTATTAATCCTACTGATATTAAGTAGTACACTAGTTGGTTGTATGAAAACAACTTGTATATCGCCTAATAAATGTGAGAAAACGGTAGACTGGAAAGACCCTAAATTTTCACTCTTTAGAACCATAATAACAAATGGTGCTAATTTAGGCAATTAAAGCTTGACAAATGATAGAAAAAGGTGTATAGTAAATATATGATGAAAAATAATATCGAAAGACTGATTAATAATGCAGCTACGGCTTGCAAAAACTCAACAACAGATTGGTCTAAAGACTTTTGGTTCAATACATTTAAAACATTGTGCAAAAAGTATGATAGACCAGACTTATATAATAAACACTTACACTAAAGGACTAATATGAATATTTTTTATGTAGATAAATCACCTGTGACAGCAGCTGAAATGATGTGTGATAAACACGTACCAAAAATGATTGTAGAATCAGCACAAATGTTATCTACTGCTCATAGAATGTTAGACGGTACCAAGTACACAGGCAAAACTAAAAAAGGTCGTAATATTAAAAGATGGTTGCACCCTAACTCAAACCTAGAAAAAACTTTATACTTGGCTTGTCACACAGGACACCCTAGTACATTATGGGTTATGGAAAGTGCATACAATTATATGTGGTTGTATAGACATATGATGGCATTACATAAACAATGGCAATTGAGATACGGTCATACTACTAATCACAAGACAATTGAATTGTTAGGTGATATACTAAAACATACACCTATGAATATACAACTAAATAAGATTGCAACAGAACCAACTCCTGCTATGCCTGACCATTGTAAGGTTGATGGTGATTCAGTAGCTAGTTATAGAAACTACTATATACTAGAAAAGAAAAGATTTGCAAAATGGGAGTTTACTAAAACACCAGAATGGTATATAGAGGGCAAAATAATAGACAATGAAGCTGAAGAACAATACATCTAAACCTAAAATCTACGAAAGAAATCCTATGACAGGAGTTATTCGTTGGAGATACGTTAACGAGTCACCTGATAAATTTGGATGGCCTAATTATGGAAGAATATTAAAGGAGAAAAGAAATGCGAAATGAAATGATAGAAGCTCTTAAAGCACACGCTGAAGGACATATTAAGAAACACAAAGTAAACATTGAAGTGTTGTTAACCAAAGCAGTAGGTATCGGTGAACACGGTGATATATTAACTGAAATTGAAAAAGAATTAAAAATTGTTGCTGAATATGATGACCAGTTAGAAATGCTTAATAAGTATTTTACTTTTAGAGACCCATTAAAGAGTCAAGGGTAATGCCAAGTTATACTTTTGAAGATACTAAAACCGGTAAAGTGTTTGATGAGTTTTATTCTATAGCTGATAAAGAAGAATACTTGAAGAAAAACAAACACATTAAACAACTTATCACACAGATAAATATAGTAAGTGGTACAGGTGGTATTAAGAACGACTCTGGTTGGAAAGATAACTTGTCCAGAATTGCAGAGGCACACCCAACTAGTCCTTTTGCAGACAGATTTGGCAAGAAGTCAATCAAAGAAATTAAAACAAAACAGGTGATTGANAAACACCGTAAACGTAAAGGAAAGTAATGACAAAAGATTTACCAGATTATATGCGTGGTTTTGATATTGATGATGATTGGGGTATGACACCAGTTTCTAATGCACCTGAAACTCAACCTGCTATTGATACAAAAGTAATTGAAAGCTCTAATATAGAGTTGGCAAAAGTAAAGACAGATGTTTCATCTATCAAATCAATGATGAATGAGATAATGCAGATAGTGGCAGAAAAAGATACTATCACTAAAGAAGTAAATGACGAACAAACTCTAACTAGATTCAAAGATATAGAAAAGTTAATATTGCCTTTCTTATACAATCTAATGAAGAGTGATGAAC